GCGCCGCTTATCTCGGCATGACACCATCGCAGGTCGATGAGTGTTCACTACGGGATATTAACGTGATGCTTGCAGGCGTTAGGGAGCGCATCGAACAGGATCAAGAATTGGAGTGGCAGCGCACCTTCATCATAGCGCAGCAACTCGAAAACCTGATGCTGTTCAGAGCGGGCAAACGGCAGAAGCCTCTGGATGCCATGTACCGCGAACTCAAGAAACAGGAAACGCCTGTCATGAGGATGGCTGAATATCAGCAACTCCGACAACGGGCAAAAGCAATACTGGAAGATGGCTACGGTCGCACAACTTGACGTTCGGATTGGGGCAGACATCAAGTCGTTCCAACAGGGCATGGCGAAGTTAGAAAACCAACTGAAACAGGTTGGGTCTAATCTTCGCAACACCGGACGGCAGTTATCGACAGCGGTTACGCTTCCGCTTCTTGGCATTGGCGCGGCTGCCGTAAAAGCCGCCTCGGATGCCGAGGAAATGCAGTCAAAGTTCAACACCGTATTCAAGACGGTGGGCGGCGATGTAACGAAGCAACTCGACGCTTTTGCTCGCGCATCTGGAAGGAGCCGCTACGAGTTGCAGGGGATGGCTGGGCAACTTGGCGATATATTTAAGCCGCTTGGATATACAGAGCAGCAGGCGGGTAATTTATCGGTACAGGTTGCCAAACTCGCGGTTGATCTTGGCTCCTTCAACAATATGCCGATGGACGAGGCTCTTGCCCGTCTACGTGGTACGCTTGTCGGTTCGCACGAAAACGCCTTAGCCTTTGGCGTTGTTATCAACGAGGCATCGCTCAAGCAGGAGTTGATGCGAATGGGCGCAGACAAACTTACGGGCGCACAACTCAACCAAGCGAAGGTACAGGCACGTCTCAACCTGCTTATGGCAGGCACAACTGATGCACAGGGCGATGCTATCCGCACATCGGATTCTTTTGCGAATCAGTTTCAAAGATTGAGAAATGCAACGTATGACCTCGGCGTAACCATTGGTGAACTGCTGCTGCCTTATGCCAACCAATTGGTGCGGCGGCTACAAGGAATGGTCGATTACGTCCAGAACCTAAATCCAGAGACAAAGAAACTTGGCATCATCCTCGCAGGAGTAGCGGCGGCGGCAGGTCCGTTGGTGTTCACGCTTGGGGGCATGGCTTCGGGATTCTCTGCTATTATGCGAGCCGTTACGCTGACGATGGGATTGTTCAATCCTTACGTGGCAGGCTTGGCAGCAATAGCGGCGATATTTGTGACGTTGACTCGTGGCTCGGACTCTGTACAGGCAGCGTTTAAAACGTTCGGAGATCAAATAACGACCTCATTTAAGCCTGCATGGGATACGCTGAAGACAGCAGTCTCTACTGCTTATGAGCAATTTGTTGGGTGGTGGGATACTAATGGCGAAACGGTTAAGTCTACTCTTGCAACCACATTCGGTGGTTTAATCACGGCTATTGGCGGCGCGGTTGGCTCAATCGCGGGATTGTTTACTGCTGCATGGGATGCAGCGGAAACGGTAACAGAGGCGTTTGTCGGAGAGGATGGAACGCTCGCAGGTCTCATGGCTTCGGGTACTGTAAAAGCGGTAAACCAGTTGGGGGCATCGCTTGCACTTATTGCATCAACGGTCCAAACAACTGTGGACCAAGCATCAGGCGCGATTAAGACGGTAACCTTTGGTGCGACAGGGAAATATGCCAAAGCAATGGAGGCGTTGGAATCAATTCCAAAGTCAAACATTGATGCTGTCCTCGCCTTCTTTGAAACTCTTGACACAGATATAACATCCAAGATAGATCCGAATACCGGTAAAGATGCGGCAGAAGCAACGATGGGCGAGGGTGAGGGCAAGAAATCATTCAGTGAGCGCCTGAAAGAACTTCTGACCGAGGCACTTGATGGCTTCGTTTCTTTTAAGACCGATATTAAAGATCCACTTGTCAATGACGAGGACTCTGTTAGTGATACGCTGACTGATACAGAGGGCGATGTAACAGACTTAAAAAACAGCGTTGATGGTCTTTTTGCCATCAAGCCAGACAATAAAACAATTATTGATGCCGTATCTGGTATAAAAACACCTGCTGAAGAAGCGAAGGAAAAGGTGGAGGACTTTCTTGATACTTTCGTAGCAGATGAAACATACTTGCAAGGTGTTGAGACAACGGCTGATGCGCTGAAAGAGATCATACCAACTGCCGATGAGGTCAGCAGGTTTTATCAATTACAGCACGCCTTTGGATTGCTTGAGGAAGATTTTGAGGATGCAGCCGATCAAAGCGCAAATCTTGCCCTTCACCTTGGAAACGTTGAGGACACGTTAACCCTTCTCAAGGTAGACGAAAACTCCAAGTTCTTTAGGTTCGTCGAGGGCTTACGGTATGCAGCAGAGCAGACCACGATATTTCTTGATGGTATGAAGTCGCTTATGGTCCTACTGCAGGCAGAGACATGGATCACGTTCTTCAAAACCATTGTTGGGATTGTAGATAAGTTGGCGCAGTTAATCGGAATTACGAGCGGCGCAGCCGCCGATGGCGGCGGCGGGGGCGGCGGTGGTGTTACCATTGGTGGCACTCCCGGTACTAATGTCCCACCTGTTAACATACCGGGTACGGGCGGTGCAACAACAACAGCAGGAGGCGGCGCGGGTATGTTAGCGGGTATACCTGTTGCAACCACACTTGCTCTCGCCTCCGTGTTTGGAAGTAGCATTTACAGGCTCGCAGGTTTTGGCGGTTCTGAGACTCCGTGGGTTAGCATGGGAATAACTCGCGACGAGTGGATTCAGCAAGCAATTTCGACCGGGGGCTTCGGGCTGATCGCCGGAAACCTGATGGGCGGTGTGGATCTATCATGGCTGTCCGGTACAGCCGGAGGTGGCAGCATGAATGGAGCGGGTACACCAACATGGCTGTCTGGCTTGCAGGGATATATGGGTACAGGTGGATCGGCTAACACATCCGGGGTCATGGGCAGCATGGGCATGACCACAGGAGGTCAGACCATTAACGTTAACCTTGACGGTCAGACGATCGCCACCGCAACGATGCCGTACTGGTCACAGGAACTGGAGATCTACGGGACCAACCGCTAATGGCAATAGCAATTAAAAACCAAGCGGGTACGGATGTTGACTTCGTGAAGGAGTCTTTCCGGTATGAGGATGCCGTAACGCAGCGCGGCACATTGTCCTTTCAAGAGATAGGCACGACTCCATCATGTACGTGGGGCGAAGATGTGTTTGTATATGATGACGGAGGGCTGCCGCTTGGTCTTTCCGGCGGCGGCAGTCTCGAATTGTCAGGCGGCGGGACTCTTGAGTTAGCGCAGGAGACCGTATATTGGGGCGGTACGGTTGAAAGCATTTCAGAAACGGACATCACCGTAGGAGAGACCACAACAATCCGATTTACTTATCGGTGCATTGACTTCTCCGAAATTGCAGGAAGGCAAATTGTAGCAGATGCTACTGCCGCGCAAACTGCCGGAAGTTGGATCTCATCTTCAGTATCTTCGCCCGGTCTTTCTGGCTACGGTATAACCGCCGGGGATATAGATGATGGCGCATATATTGAGTATATGCCGTGGAACTACGTGTCCTATGAGTTGATCTTTGACGAGTTGGCAGAGATCAGCGGCTTCTTCTGGAATATCGACAAGGACAAAAAACTAAACTTTCGATCCGTTGAAGCCGCTCCCGCACCTTTTGCAATCACATCTTCCAACAGACCTTATAAGTCGATAGAGTTCTCTACCGTTCGCGGCAGTTTCAGAAACGTTGTATTTCTGAGGGCAGGCACATCGACAAACGAAGTGGAGGACGTGGAAATAGAACGTGGTGATGGTGACAAAAGGACGTTTGTGGTCGGTGCAGAAATAGGCGCAACACCAACGATTGAAGTTGACAGGGGCAGCGGATATGTGACTCAAACAGTTGGCGTTAACGGTATTGGGACCGTCAGCGATTGGTACTACAACAGCGGATCACCAGTAATCACACAGGACACGGCGGGTACCGTCTTGTCATCTACGGACAAAATCAAGATCACCTATAAAGCAAGATTTCCAATATTGGTGAACGCCGTGTCGGACGAAAGCATTTCGGAACGTGCGGCAATAGAGTCAGGTCTTGGTCAATACGTATCTGTTGTCGATGCAACTGACGTGGACAATGCTGATGCTGCCGAATTAAAAGCGCAGTCGATTCTCGAACAGTATTCACAGCCCCGTATTACCTGCCGATACACAACCGATCAGGTCAACATCGAAGCCGGGCAGACGCAGTATATAGACCTGCCTGAGCATGGCATACAAGCGAACTTCTTGATTGAAAAGATCGGGGCTTCGCTTCGCCATGATGGACAATTATCCTTCGACGTTACCGCAGCCGCAACCCAGACCGTTGCCGGGTGGTCCTACTGGAAGCAAAAGACTCGGCAGGACCGTAAGTTTGTCGTGCGGGACAATGAGGTACTTCGGTTGTTGAATACCGAAAAAGATAATCTCACAGTTTCCGATTCGGCATCAGCAGCAACAGCAACTGGAAGCGGGTTCCTTGTCGGGTCCGCAACCGCAATCGTAGGTCTTGTAGATGTTGGATAAAATGACAGTAAAGGGGCGCGTCCGTGTTGAGGTGTCTGATGGGCGCGTCATTGAACAGGACAACGTGGTCGTAAACGGCGGTCGTGATCGCATCGCGGCGTTGATTGCACAGGACAGTATAGCGTTCCCTTCGCACATCGGCATCGGCACCGATAACACAGCGGCAGCGACAACAGATACCGCGCTTGGAGCAGAGGTAGACCGCAACGCTATCGTTTCGGATTCAGCCCTAAATGGAGTTGCTACATTCAAGGCATTTTTTAGCAAAACGGAAGCCAATGGCAACACTATTGCCGAGGTCGGAATGTTCGATCAGGCATCGGGTGGCACCATGTTTTGTCGGTCCATTTTGTCGAGTGCCATCGTAAAGGATGCAACGAAAAGCATCACGATCACATGGACGTTAACCTTCGCTGACGCATAATGGCAACAACGATATTTCCAGAGACCAACGACAGCGTAACCGAAGCCGCATGGCAGGGTCTTAACAACGCTATTGCTGCGGGCGGCGCGTGGACCACGGAAGGCTTCGACGTAACGGACGGCGGCGGCGTGGTCGCTGACGTAGCGGCGGGTGAGGCGTTGGTCAACGGCTATTGGATTTCATCCGATGCCACGCAGAACGTGACGCTGACGGACAACGCCACGAACTACCTATGGCTTGAACCGGACGGCACCCTTACCGATAACACAAGCGGCACTAACCCCGGCAACGCCCTATTGCTTGCGGTGATCGTAACGTCAAGCGGTTCTATTTCGTCGATTACCAGAGATGTAAATGTGACATCGGGTCCGTATATCTACATCCGAAAGGCGGCACCTGAGTCTGTTACATCATCGACAACGTTGCAGGATGACGATGATCTTACGGTTGCGTTGGAGCCGGGTCTGTACCGCGCCACGTTCGCGCTTGAGGTGACTGCGGACGCATCGGGCGGCATCAAGGTTGCACTCGCCACCACAACCACGAACAGCGTACTTGAGGGGTCGGTGTATTTTAGCAATGGTGGCACGTATAACTGGCTCTCTGCTTTTGGAGCATCGGCAGGCATCACGAATGTCTTTGCGAACTACCCTGTTTTGATTGAAGCCATGTTTGCCCTTGCCGATGCCGGAACTGTAAAGTTGCAATGGTCGCAGAACGCCTCGAACGCTACGGCTACCACATTGGAAGCCGGATCTATGATGTTTGTTGAACGGATAAACTGATGGCAGTCACCCGCTTTCCAGATACCACGGATACGCAGATCACCGAAGCCAACTGGACAGGAGCCAACAAAGCCGTGTCCGGAATACGGTCTTGGCGGCAGGCGGGTTGGGATCTGTCCGTCAATGTGGGGCTTAATCTTGACGTTGACGCAGGCACCGCCTACGTTGGCGGCTACTATGTGGACGTTTCCACGACAACGACCGTTGCCCTGACCGACAACGCAACGAATAGGGTGTGGCTTCAGGCAGATGGCACCATATATGACAATACATCCGACACGCCTTCGGCGGCTACGGACCTTTTCCTCGGTCGCGTAACGACAAGCGGCGGGAGTATTACGCAGATCGAACCGAACGAAGAACTTGACACAGCAGCGGGTCATGAAGTCGAGGGGCAACGCACATCATTCTGCGGGATAGCATCTCTCGCTGCGTCACAAGGCAAGGTGGTCTGTGCAACTCTTGATTTGGAGCCGGGGCTTTACTGGGTCTTTCTCCGTACATCCGGGTCGAGCGCATCGGTTTTGACAAACTCCGGCATTGAACTCACGTGTATCACGGCGTCACAGTCATCCGCAGAATTGGCTATCATCCGGCGCACAGAAAGTCCGGGTAGCAACGTCAATGGATTCTGGGGCAATAGTGGGACTTCCATTTTGTTCAGCAATAGTGGCGCAGCGGGGCAACTCACCCAGTTTTACACCATTCATGGTACTGTTCAGTTTGCAGATTCTGGGACGATACAAGTCGAACTGGAGACCGGGGCTAACGTATCATTCAATCAAGGCGGCTATCTGATAGCCAAGAAGATTCGATAACAAAGGCGTGATCTATGGCAACGGTATTTGATCTTTCTGAAAACACGGCTCCCGATGGAACGGACCGTCTGTATATCACGGACGGGACGAACGACGAGGGCGTACAGATTGCCAACCTATTGAAGGGGTCCGGCGCGGAAGTCCCTGCGGCAAAAATTACCGGGACGGTGGCGCATGAGCGCGGCGGCTTGGAAGCAGACGTTTCTGCATACGATGGGATCGTTCAAATCAGCGGAGGCTCGACCTCGGCACTTTCTACCGTAACGCATGAGCGCGGCGGCTTGGAGGCAGACGTTTCTGCGTATGATGGCATCATCAAAATCAGCGGTGGGTCTACTTCGGCGGTTACAGCCCCATCTGGCGCTATCGTCGGCACTACGGACACGCAGACCCTGACGAATAAAACGATTGACACGGCAAACAATACGATTACCGTCGCGGCGTCTGATGTTGCAAGTGGTACGCTTGCTCACGAACAGGGCGGCTTGGAGGCAGACGTTTCTGCATACGATGGGTTGATCCGCATTTCGGGTGGCAGCACAAGCAACCTGAAGTCCAACTTTTCCGCTTCTGCCGCCCCAACTACAAGCGACGATTCGGGAAGTGGCTACGTTGTCGGCTCACGTTGGATAGACACGACCAATGACAAGGAATATGTCTGTCTCGACAATACTTCAACGGCTGCGGTCTGGACGGAGACAACGGGCGGCGGCGGCGGGGGCGGTGGTATAAACGAGATATTTATTGGACCTCAAGAAATGCACCCGAGTTACCCAAGTATATCCATCCCGGCTAATTTCTCTCCACAATATAGCGGAAATTATGGCAGTCAGTACTTTGTGACAAAAATACCAGATGCCGCAACTCAGATTGACTACATCAAATATGTCATAAAGACAACGGCTCCGTATACGCCTCTCTACCTTGTAAGTCAGTTGACGTGGAAATCATTGAGCGGTACTGGTACTTGGAGTACATCTTCTGCTTTCAACATTTATCCCTATAATTCGGTTATAACCACAAACTTGCCATATTTGTCCAATGATTTCAAGGCGTATGCAAGCAGTTTGTCAGGTGGTGATATGCTTGCCGGTTATTGGGCGGAGTATCAAGGAAGCATATCTGATTGCGTTCAAGGAATATTAATCGGGTGGTCATAGTGATCTACGTAGAAACAGACAAACAATTCAGCAACAGCCTTTCGGCTGAACTTGAAGCCGCAGGGCTTCCCGCCGCCTACGGCATCAGCACACGCCGCGTGGTGGATGGTGTGATAGAGAAGGACCACCCTCGCGCCCTCAATATCGACGTTGACGAAAGTCGCAGGGCAGACGTTCAGGCGGTGCTTGACGCACACATTCCATTCTTCGGTCATGCAGACCGCAAGATTGCCGAGACAAAGGCAGAGGCAAACCGCCGCATCCTCGCCATCCTTCCCGAATGGAAGCAGCGCAACTACACGGCACGAGCCGTCGAAAAGGTCGCAGCCGGAGAGGTTGGCGATGACGAGTGGAACGCCATGAACGCAGCGTGGACCGCGATCAAAGCGATACGTCTTGCATCTGATGCCATTGAAGCCGAAATTAATGCGTTGACCGACGAACAGGCGGGGCAGTATGACGTATCGGCGAATCCTCTTTGGGATTAACAAAACCACGGCATTATGTGGAACGTCTCTCGGCTCGGACCAGACGCTCACCAGATCGAGTTCACGGATGAGTTCGAAAACAAGGACTGGGAGCAATGGGTACTCCTGACGGGAGACCGCCATTGGGACAACCAACACTCCGACTGG